GCGCCCATCTGCCTTGAGAGCGCCCTCAATCATGTTAGATAAGCCTTAGCCAGCGCTCGCGCAGTATCTAAATCACCATCAAAAGCACAACGGTTGAGCGCATCTCCCACAATTGGATCAAGTGATTTGAATTCAAACAATCTTGCGCGCTTACCTTTAGCCGCCCATTTCATAAATGCTTTTACTTCAGTCACTTCATCTTCTTCAGGTTGTACTTCAGTAGAAGGTTTCTGCTCAAGAGGATTTGGAGTTGTTGGTTCATCAGGTGTTGCATCAGGCCCACTCAATGTTGGCGCTGTTGCCGCACTAGCCGCATCAATCAATCCATCAGGTGAAAACAAAAGAACGCTAGAGCCTGCAACCATAATTGGCATGTCTGCTTGAGGTGTATCAAGTAAAGGCAAACCTAATTCTGATCTGCGTTCATTGATTGACTTACCACCTGAGCGGACTTCAATCTCATTCTTGCGAGCGTTTTCTTCATTGTCCAAACGCTGTGAAGTCATAAGTTTGAATTCAAGTTCACGCGGCATACCTAAGTATGTGTAAGAAAGATTTGTTAGTTGCTTAGAAATCCAGTTAGCAAGAGGCCCAATGCCTAACGCTTCTCCATTTTCTGCTTGTCCTTCTGCGAAACCAGCGCCCCCTAATCCGCTTTTTGGTGAAAAACCAATTTCCGCAGGTTGTACGCCAAAGTGTCCGCAAATAGAAGTAACTAAATAATCATCAAGTGTGTCTTTGAACTTCTCGCCATAACCTTCATTAACAATAGGTGTTAAACCCTTTGGCAATAGGCGAGCGCGCTTGCGTTGTTCTGTCTGTCCTGCAAGATCATCATTAAGAATACGCTCATAAGCGAGCAAGAGATCAGGGTTAGTTCCCCAATCCTCATCAGTTGTAAACATAAGTTCAGGCATTACACCATCTGTGTACTCTGCTCTGATCCATTGTTGGCGGCGCAAATAAATGTCAGCAAGTGGTAGCGCTCGCTCTACTGGGCTAAATCCGTAAACAGTTGTTGAACGGCGATTGCGCACCATGTAAGCCAATTGATCAGATGTAAATTCACCATCTGCTTTTGGATCTTCTTCTGTTGCGGCAAACTCTGAGCGTGGGAAACCATAAAGGATTTGTTGGAAAGCCGCGTTAGGTGGCAGTGGGCGCATACCACGATCATCAATAAGTGGTTTGATTGTTGAACCATCAAGAATTTGGAAACCGTATAAATCTCCACCTACTGTTGGCTGTGGGTAAATAGCAAGTGCATCAATTACAAGAATGTCCTCAACAGCAATGTTGATCCAGTCCTGCCATGTATAACCATTTGCCTTGTCAGGGTTTTCCCAAAATGTACGCAAGCGGTTAATTTCATCTGTGTACTTTTCGCGGGCTTTAGCCATAGCGCGCACATGATCGCCGCCTGACTCTGCCGCAATCTTTTCTGATGCGTCTGAACCAAGAACAATGTCAAAATCTAAACCGTTCATCTTTGACTTAGTTACTTCAATGCAACGGCGCAAAATGTCAATGCTATCGCCAGCGTCTCTTAATGTTGAGAATGGAACTAAGCGCGTTGGAACAATGTTGATGTTCTGAGCAACCTGGTACTCATAACGGCGCGGTTCAGGGCGGCCTGTTAATGGATTAACTGGGTTAATTGCGCCAGGAATAATTGGATTGCCTGGGCCAAATGGAACTGTTGCGCTAAATGGGGCGCGTGGGAGTGCGACATTGTTACCGTAAGTTTGTTGCATTGCTAAGCCGCTTTGCGCCATGAGATCGTCAGTGCCGATTGTTGTAGCACCCCTGGGCAGGTTAGGGCCTTTCTCAATGTTGCTTGTTGCTATTGCTCTTGCGATACGGTCACGCAGACCCATGTGTATCTCCCTTTTGCCCTTGTACTGCGGCTAATAGTTTAATTAAGAAATCTCTGAACCAAATGCAGTAAATGTAAGAGCGCTTCCTGTTCCTGATCTTACTGTTAAAACATCTGTTGCCGCTAATGTAATTCCTGCGGTGACTGTAAAGGTAGAGTTTGCTGCAACGCTTACATCATAAAGAAGCGCGTTAGTTTGTGCCGCCGCCGCTCCTGCAATGCGAGCAAATACACGGCAAGTAGCCGCGCTTGCTGTTCCGTTTGCAATAATAATTGAAGAAATAACCTGAGACTTACCTGATCCCACGGTAATTATGTCTAGGTTGCTTGTATTGGAAGGTGAACCCTGTCCTAAAATTTTGTAAGCAGATGGCATTATTGCTCCTTGTCATGCCTCTTGTACTTCAGGCGTGTGTCTATGATAGCGACTAATCCAACATCATGTAGGGTAAGGCTTATGAATTTAGTAGAGAAGGCAGTTCAACATGGGGGCAAATTAGCGCCCTTAGTCATTCCGCATGGCCTAACAAGCGGTACAGGTTTAATGAACCCATCAATTTTTATTGATGACAAAGGCAACATTCTTGTTAATTTACGGCATGTTAATTACACGCTTTACCATGCAGAAAATGAGCAGAAGTTTCCTAGCCGTTTTGGGCCATTGTCATACTTGCACCCTGAGAAAGATCAACGCCTGGTAACTGTTAATTACTTATGCCGTCTTAATGATGATCTTGAAATGACTCATCACGCCAAAGTGGATACCTCTGAACTAGATGTAAACCCTATGTGGGAGTTTGTCGGAGAAGAAGATTGCCGCGTAGTCCAGTGGCTAGATGATTATTACCTGGTAGGTGTTCGCCGTGACACCACAACCAACGGCGTAGGGCGCATGGAGTACAGCCGCATTGAGATTGACTGGGATAACTGGGCAGTCAAAGAGGTCAGGCGTGTGCGGATCAAAGCCCCTGCTCCTGATACTTCTTACTGTGAGAAGAATTGGATACCTATCTTAGATAAGCCATACCACTTCATTAAATGGACAATGCCAACAGAATTAGTTTATGCCAATCCCATCAGCGGTGAATGTGAGCAGGTATTTCACAAGCAAACAGCCGTAGCCCCTAAAGATCAGCGTGGATCTAGCCAGGTTATACGGTGGGGCAATATGTACATCTCCATTACCCATGAGGTAGATCTGTTTAAGAATTATCTCAAGCAAAAAGATGCAATTTACCGTCACCGTTTAGTTGTGTGGGATCAAGAACTAAATGTTGTAGGGCTAAGTAAGGAATTCTCATTCTTAGATGCTCGCGTTGAGTTCTGTGTAGGCGCGGCAGTGCATAACGGTAATCTTTTGGTGTCATTTGGTTTCCAGGATAACGCCGCTTTTGTCTTACAAGTACCTGGTGCAGTAGTAGAAGATTTAATTATGGAGGCATTAGCGTATGAAAATTGAACAATTAGTTATAGAACTATCTAAAGATCCATTCAATCCAACGCTTAATTTTGATGTAGCCGTGGAATACGAGAAGCAAAACCAAACAGCATCAGCGGTTTCTTTCTATTTGCGCACCGCTGAATACGGCCATGAGTCACACCCCACCCTGGTTTATGCCTCACTTCTTAAAGCCGCGCATTGCTTTGATGACCAAAATGACCGCCAGGCCACGGTAACTAATTGTTTATTGCAGGCTGTTGCTTATTTGCCATACCGCCCTGAAGGTTACTTCCTCTTAGCGCAGTTTCATGAGCGTCTAGGGCAATGGCAAGAGTGTTACACCTGGGCAAGCATTGGATTACACAACCATCTACATTCCGCACTTCCTGTTGATGTTGGTTATGAAGGCAGTTATGTATTGCAATTTGAAAAAGCAGTAAGCGCCTGGTGGATAGGCCGTAAAGATGAAAGTGTTGAAATTTTTAATAAGTTAGATGGCATGTATTTAGAACCTGGCTACCGTCAGGCGGTTAAAAACAATCTTGAAAGGATCACCAATGCTTCTGTTTGATGTTGGCGCTAATCGCGGTGATGCAGTGCTTGCAGGGTTGGCTCAGGGATACCGCGTAATAGCCTTAGAAGCCGCTCCACGCGTTTATGCAGAGTTGGTTGGTAACTTTATCTATAACAATGATGTTGTACCTCTTAGAATGGCAGTCAGTGACAAAGATGGCGAGCGCTTAAAGTTTTATGAGGCAGATGAAGATGGCCTTAGTTCGCTTAACCAAGATTGGCTCACAAAAGATGACATGCCTTATGAGGGTAAACCTCACCGTGAAGTAGAAGTAAACACAATCACTATTGACACACTTGCAGATACATACGGCAACCCTGACTTAATCAAGATTGATGTTGAAGGTGCAGAGTGGCAAGTAATGAAAGGTATGACCCGCCATTATGGGGGTTTGCTTTGCTTTGAGTGGACATTTGAAACCATGCACCAACATGAAGATCAATTAAATTATTTGTTTACATTAGGTTACAGAGAAATGGCCGCGCAATACATTGTGAACCATTTACAAGAGCCGCAGGTATGGGGCAACATGCAACCAAACAATGCCAATGAATTATACGGGTGGCATCAACTCACATCAGATGAGTGGATTGATGGCGGGTGGAAAGTCGCAGGGCTTAGGCCAACGGCAGATGTAGGAATGTTATGGGTGCGTTAGCCCATGTTTCCTAACATCAATGCAATTGTGTAAGGATCATCTCCGCCTGCACCGCTAGTACCTTGCACACCTTGCGTACCTGTTCCAGTAATACCTTGCAAACCAGTAGTGCCTTGCAAGCCCTGAATTCCTTGAATTCCCTGAACACCTTGTACGCCCTGCGCGCCTTCAATTCCCTGAGAACCAACTAAACCTTGTAATCCAGTTAATCCTTGAATTCCTTGAGTACCTTGTGCGCCAGTTTCACCAGTTATACCTTGTGTACCAGTAGCACCTTGAATTCCAGTTGTTCCTTGAACTCCTTGAATACCATTTGCACCAGTTGTACCCTGTGAACCAGTTAAACCTTGCAGTCCTTCTAAACCTTGAACTCCTTGCGTACCCTGGCTACCAGTTGCGCCCTGTGATCCGATTGTTCCCTGAACACCCTGCGTACCTGTAATTCCTTGCAATCCTTCAATACCTTGAGTACCAGTGATGCCTTGAATTCCGTTTGTACCCTGTACACCCTGAGTTCCCTGGCTACCTGTAATACCTTGAACGCCATTAGTTCCGTCAGTACCTTGCGCACCTGTTGTACCTTGCGCACCGTTTAAGCCGTTTGTTCCCTGGCTTCCAACAAGTCCTTGAACTCCCTGTACTCCTTGTAAACCTTCTAAGCCCTGCGCGCCAGTTGTTCCTTGCGTTCCAGTAATGCCCTGAGATCCAGTCAAACCTTGTGCGCCAACAGTTCCCTGAATACCGTCTAAGCCCTGTGAACCAGTCTGACCTTGCGAACCAGTTACACCCTGAACACCCTGAGTACCCTGCAACCCTTCAACGCCTTGTGCGCCAGTATTTCCTTGTGCGCCAACTAATCCTTGCGTTCCTGTTACGCCTTGAATTCCAGTAGTTCCCTGAATACCTTGCAAGCCCTGAGTTCCCTGCGCACCTGTCGTACCCTGCGCGCCAGTTGTTCCTTGAATACCCACGCTCTGAGTAATAAGAGAAATGTTATGACTATTGGCAAAGTTTGTTGTACCTGTTCCGCTTGAGTCTAAAAGTGCAACAGGAAAAGTGAAATAACTATTAGTAACAGATGAAGGTGTGCCGTTTACTTGCCATTCTTGATAGTTATTAGAGTCGTTTCTATCTTGAATAAAGAAAATGTCACCATTTTTAATGTTTGCTAATAGAAAATCAATGTCCACATTTGCATCTGTTAAATGAGATACATAAATGTTTGTTGAAGAAATTTGTGTGGCGTTATTCCATGTAATGTGGCC